TTAGGCTACGTAACCCCGCAAAGGTTACATCGGTAATACCGAAGAGTAAGGAGCTGAAAGACAACCAAGTACTTGTTAACTGGGGTATAGAAGAATCGCAAGTACTACGCAACATGAAAATCAACGTACCATCCCCAATAGAATCCAAATACCAATGGACAGGCAAGTACACGCCGTTCGACCACCAAAAGACCACAGCTAGTTTCTTCACGCTACACCGTAAGGCGTTCTGCTTTAACGAACAAGGCACAGGCAAGACAGCTAGTGCTATATGGGCATCCGACTACCTCATGAAGCAGGGTGTTATACGTCGCGTGTTGGTTATATGTCCGTTATCCATCATGGATTCTGCATGGAGAGACGATCTGTTTAATTTTGCCATGCACCGCAAAGTAGACGTGGCGTATGGGGATAAGAACAAACGCAAGAAGATAATAGAAAGTGACGCTGAGTACGTGATAATAAATTATGACGGGGTAGAGATTGTAAGGGACGCCGTAGCAGATGGAGGGTTTGACCTTATCATTGTGGACGAGGCTACCCACTATAAGAACCCTCAGACAAAACGATGGAAGACCCTGAACAAACTGGTCGGGCCAAGTACTTGGCTATGGATGATGACAGGTACCCCCGCTGCCCAAAGCCCCACTGATGCCTACGGTATAGCTAAACTCGTTAACCCCAATGGCGTGCCTAGATTCTTTGGTTCGTTCCGCGACCAAGTGATGCGTAAGATTACAAACTTCAAGTGGATACCGAAAGAAGATGCCACCACTACAGTACATAGGGTGTTGCAACCGGCCATAAGATTTACTAAAGACGAATGCCTCGACCTACCGCCTATGGTGTATACCAAAAGAGAAGTGGCTCTCACCAGACAACAGATAAAGTACTACAAAGAATTGAAAAACAAGATGGTGATGGAGGCCGCAGGAGAACAAGTTACTGCGGTTAACGCGGCGGTTAACATGAACAAGTTACTGCAAATATCAGCAGGTGCTGTGTACACCGACAAGGGTGATGCAGTTGAATTCGACATATCCCCCCGCTACAAGGTATTACGGGAAGTAATAGATGAATCCAGTAAGAAGGTATTAGTATTCGTACCATTCAAGCATACCATCGACATGCTCACCACAAAACTACGAGAAGATGACATACCTACAGAAGTTATCCGTGGCGATGTGAGCGCAGGTAAACGTACAGAAATATTCAAACGGTTCCAAGAAGCTGATGACCCCCGCGTGCTAGTGATACAACCACAGTCAGCAGCACACGGAGTTACATTGACTGCGGCTAACACGGTAGTGTGGTGGGCACCGACAAGTTCATTAGAGACATACGCCCAAGCTAACGCTCGTGTACACAGGTCAGGACAAGATCACAAATGTACCGTCGTCCAGTTACAGGGTTCGCACGTAGAGAAACGTGTTTACGCATTACTAGATAACAGAATAGACATTCACACAAAAATGGTTGATCTTTACAAAGAAATGCTTGACTAAGATACGATACGGCAGTAGAGTTAATAACTCACTAGTTAAGCCAAGGGTGTTAGGGTGTATGAGGGGCATTTGGTGCCCGCTAGTGCCCTAGGTACGTCCTAACACCAGATTGGAGATCGAGCTTGATGCACTCGCGGCTGAAACGCATCACCATAACTTTAGGAGGTACACTATGGCGGCAAAACTGACTAGGGGTAGCGAGAGGAGTATCGCGCCCAAACTTAAATCGTGGGAAGAAAAAGAAAAAGCTAGGGAAGAGATGGAAGTATTGCTTGAGGAGTACCTAGCTAACAATGGGGTCATACACGAATACCCCCAAGGCGCTACCGCGTTACAGTACGGCAGAACTAAGAAGCAGCAAGACGAGTTAGTTAATAAAGGTAAGGCCGGTGCCAACGCAACGCACAAACAGGTTACTACAGATAAACCTACGTCCAAACGAGCGCAACCTTACACTGCCCTTGATAGGTTGGGCGTACCGGCACAGGGAGAGTATGGCACTAGATTACCATCACGACATACTGAGAAGTTATTATGACTAGTAGTGGTACCGCTGAACAGTTGACCAAGGTCTACTTAAAGATAAAAGATAAGCGTTCGGAACTCTCTGCGGCGTTTAAAGAAGAAGACGGTAAGTTATCTGAGCAGATAGACAAAGTTAAAAAAGCCTTACTTGAGTACTGTAAAGAACAAGGCGTTGATAGCGTAAAGACTTCAGCAGGAATGTTTTACCGATCTGCTAAGACTAGGTATTGGACTAGTGATTGGAGTCATATGCATGAGTTTATATTAGAGCATGAGGCACCTGAGCTACTCGATAAGCGACTCAACCAAACTAACATGAAACAATTTTTGGAAGAAAACCCCGCTCTTGTACCTAAAGGGCTTAACGTAGACTCAGAATACATGGTCTCAGTAAGGAGGAAGTAATGGCAGAAGCGTTTGTGCCAATTGAAAATGTAGCAAAGCATTTCTCGGTATCTATATCTACCGTACGTGCATGGTTACGCAATAACAAAATACCCACCGATACTTATATTAAGGTGGGGCCGACCTATCGGTTTAAGTTACCCGAAGTAGAGGCGGCGCTAATGGGTGGTGTGCAGACCCCTAAAGATGCCCACCTAACCGAAATCTCTATGCCAGAACAAATAGAGCTAGACTTAGATGATGACGCTTGATGAGTGTTAACGGACTACGCCGAATCAGCATACGTGATAGCAAGTTTCACATTATATCTGACGGTGAAGAGGTTACTACAGATTCAGGTGACATAGATGTGGTGGTAGTCAATGCCGCCCCAGTATCTCGCGCTTACTATGGCGATGCGTACGACCCCAATAGGGTTGCGGTACCCACGTGTTGGTCACCCGACACACAAGTACCTTCAGTAGATGTACCCCAAGAACAGCGGCAAGCGATGCGTTGTATGGACTGCCGCCAAAATATAAGAGGTTCAGGTCAGTATGGGGGTAGAGCTTGTCGGTATTCACAGCGACTAGCAGTTGTATTTCGAGATAAGCTCGAAGAGGTGTATCAGTTACAAGTACCTGCTTCATCTATATTTGGCAGTACTGATAGCGGGGATATGGGCATGCAAAACTACGCTCGGCTACTCGCTAAACATGACACACCTGTAGTTACTATCACTACCAAGATTTACTTTGACGAGAATAGTACAGTACCAAAACTTTGCTTTAAACCAGTAGATCGTCTAGACGAAGATACAGTCTCAAGGGTTTCGGACATGATTAACCACGAAGATACTATTCGGGCTATCACTATGTCTATCCCCACAACAAGTGAACCTGTGTCCCCGTTCGGCGTTGTAGAAGGTTTCGAGTTAAATGCAAATTAATTTATAGGATTTACAACATGGCAACAAACAACCAATATTTAATCTCTGACGTAGAAGCTCTTTGGCCTCGTATCAACAAGACCTACAAGTTCGACAACGCAGAGAATCGCACGATACCATGTGACGCTTTAGATGACGGGGCTAAGTACGAAACAAGTTTCCGTATGGATAAAGACCAAGCCAAAGCTCTTTTTGTAGAGATGGTAAAAGCGTACGAAGCGAAGAAAGAAAAAGGGTGGCCCGATAAGTTTGATATGCCCTTCAAGAAACAAGAAGACGGTTCTTATACCTTTAAGGCATCGTTAAAGGGGGCATACGGTAAGGACGCTACGTATAAGCCTGTACAGTACGACGCGAAAAGCGTTAAACTACCAGATGACTTCATGCTTACCACGGGTAGCACTATCAATATAGCGGTAGGGTTCACTCCATATTTTATGCGTGAAGCGGGTGTATCCCTTAGACTACGTGCCGTACAGGTAATTAAGTATGTACCTATGGAAGCCTCATCTCCGTTTGAAGTGGTAGAGGGTGGGTTCCAATTCTCAACAGAAGAGAATCCTTTTGAGGTAGTAGCGGCACCTGCTAAACCCAAGGAATCGGTGGCTGAATCAGTAGCGGATGATTTGTTTGGGGACGATGAACCCGCTAAAGTCGAAGAGCCGAAGAAAGTAGTTAAGAAGAAGGCTCCTGCACCAAAAGCAGCCGAAGATGATTTGGCTGATATCGTAATCGAGTGGGACGATTGATACTCCCCCACTGTAGTGGTTACACCCATAGCTAGGATTATTACCGAAAAGGGCGTGTATGCGCCCCTGCTATGGTACCTCTCGGAATTAGGTACTATTTATGAAGACAGAAGATTTTTTAAGGAGGGTATTGGGGGAAGACGGGCATTACTGCTTGTTTTCTTTTCGTACAAAAGACGATAAGAGGATACAGAAGTTTTACTCCTCTGTAGGGGACATGGCCGATGCCGCACGTGACCTAGATAGTAAGGGTTATGATGCTTATTTTGCACTTAGTACATTTAAAGAAACAAACTCACGTAAAGTAGATAACGTACACCAACTCAAGTCATTCTTTTTAGACCTCGATTGCGGTGTTACCAAAGATTACCCAGATCAAGACGCAGCCCTTGTAGCGTTAAAAAAGTTCTGTAACACGTTATCACTACCTAAACCAAAACTAGTTAACTCTGGACGTGGCATACACGCATATTGGTTCCTTTCGGAGTCGATAGGGTTGGACGATTGGCTTCCGGTAGCAGAGCGCCTAAAGAAGTTATGTGCTGAACACGGGCTACTAGCTGACCCCTCTGTCACCGCCGATGCAGCTAGGGTACTGCGAGTACCAACCACGCACAACTACAAGACCAACCCCCCCTCTCCTGTTGAGTTCTTAGCAGATGATCACCCTGACAACGTAAACTTTGATAAGTTCTCCACTCTGCTAGGTGGAGGGTTGATACCAGTTCCCAAGCTAAAAACACCTGCCGGTAGCAATGCCGTTATGGATGCACTGCTAGGCAACAAACAAAACAAGTTTAAAGACATCATAGCTAAGACCATGAAAGGTACTGGCTGTGAGCAGATACGTACTATATGGCAAGACCAAGAAAGTTGCAGCGAGCCTATGTGGAGAGCAGGGCTATCTATAGCCAAGTTCTGTGTTGACTCCGAGTCAGCGGCACGCAATATATCTAAGAACCACGAGGGTTACTCTGAGCAGGCTACTACTGAGAAGATGGAGCTGATCAAAGGCCCCTACAGGTGTACGTCTTTTGACGAGTTTAACCCTGACGTGTGCCCGAAATGCCCTAACTGGGGTAAGGTTAAATCCCCTATAGTATTAGGCAGTAGCGTCAGAGAGGCCACGGAAGAGGATAACGTAGTAGAAGTACCAGAACTTAGCTTACCCGAAGCCGAGCCTACTACCTATCTGATTCCCCCGTACCCAAAGCCATTCTTTAGGGGTGCCAACGGTGGGGTATATATGCGTACCACCAATGCTGAAGGTGATCCCGATGAGAAGATCATATACCACAATGACTTGTATATAACTAAACGCATATCGGATATAGAGATGGGGGAAGCCGTGGTCGTTAGGCTGCACCTTCCCAGAGATGGGGTAAGAGAATTTACTATACCCCTTACAGCGGTTACTTCAAAAGAAGAACTGCGAAAGCAGATGTCCATGCAAGGTGTGGCCGTCTCAAGAATGGATGAACTAATGATGTACATGACAACATGGGTAAACGAGTTACAGGCTACAGGAGCCGCAACCGAAGCGCGTAGGCAGTTTGGGTGGACGGGAGAGGACTTTAAATCTTTCGTGTTAGGTGACAAAGAAATATTTGCTGACCGTATTGATGACAATCCCCCCTCTACTCCGACAGCAGGACTGTTTCATGCCTTTGAACCTAAAGGTACTTTGCAGCAGTGGGTAGACATGGCAAATTTCTATGACCGTGATGGGTTTGAACTGCACCAATACATAGTGGGGGCAGGGTTTGGTTCGCCCCTTATGGCACTATCGCCCGTCTCTTGTGCAGGTTTCCACGTACACAGTAAGGATAGTGGCCTTGGTAAGACTACCGCCATGTACGTAGGCGCGTCCATATGGGGTAACCCTAAATCTTTAGTACTAGAAGAAAAGGATACTCAAAATTCTAGGATGAACAGAGGTGAGGTATACCAAAACCTACCACTGTATATTGACGAACTCACTGAGCTAAAAGGTGAGGATTTATCGTCGCTAATATACCAAATATCTAGTGGTAAACAGAGGAACCGTATGACTAGTGGAGGCAACAACACTGAACGTGCTAGGGGTAAACCTTGGAAGTTGTTGGCTGTCACTACAGGTAACTGTAGCGCAATAGAAAAAGTGAGTACGTACAAGGCTATGCCGAAAGCTGAAGCCCAACGGATGATGGAGACTAAAGCCACTAGGCTGTTTGACGAGAGCGCAACTAAACACATAACAGACGCACACGCAGCCAATGCGGAAGCCGTCTACGGGCACGCGGGTACGATATACATGCAGTATATTATTGCCAATCTTGCCAGTGTTAAGCTCTTACTGAAAGCGGTACAAGCCAAGATAGACAGGGCGGCGCAGCTTACCGCAGAGAACAGGTTTTGGGCAGCGGGTGCAGCTTGTACCCTCACGGGTGTACTTATAGCTAAGAAATTAGGCTTAGTAAACTACGACACTAATAAGTTGTTCACTTACATAGTCAAGAAATTACTTAAAGAGAATAAGGACAAGGTGACCGGTATGCATTCTTCCGCAGCAGACATTCTAAACGACTACAT